TAGTTCTTGTGGTAAAAGAATGGTAGTTCCATTTCACCACCCTCACAAGTAGTGGGGTTCAAGAAAATGTGCGGTCTTTGAGACAATTGTACAAGATCTTGTTGAACTAATCCAGTGATAGGGGCAGTGTCATCATAATCAACAAGCGGTGAATAACCTGCCATTAATCTACCATAATGGAAAGGGGTCCCATTAACCGTAAACTTCAAATGTAACTTCGCTCTCAAGAGATTGTAGTTACATAAACGGTTTATGACACGTGGATTCTCGAAAAATAAAGTCCAAGGATCAAAGTCAGCAGAATATGTGACATTGAGTCCCCAGTCTTCTTCAAAAATCTTAATGGGACGTGAGAAAAAGTTACCGAGTTCAGCTTGATCGGAATCTTGCATCATTCGAGTAGGATCAACGTAATCATCGAGATCATAGCTAAATCCTCCCTCAGCATCGGTAAACGCAACATTTTCGTGTTGAGTATCTTCCTTATTCTCGTAGATGACAGCTTCGCTAGACTGACAGTTCAGAACAACGTCTTCACTTAATGTCCGATACGAAAACAGTGGTACAAAATCATCTGGGAGGAAATGTACACACTTACTATCATTAGAAGGGCTGCCACAAAAGTGACACAAATTAATAATTGGAGCCTGGTCTCCATCATTCTTCCAGGTATTGTTTGTATTACTGGTAAGCATATATTCCTCAAAATCCACCGTACGCTCACACGAATGGAGAGGGGTAACGTTGTTGGCTGCTGAAACCTTCGCTTAATAGCGACACGAATAAATTCTAGCCAGAAATGAAAGCCTTTAGAGTAATAGGTGTTATCCATTACCTATTTGACAAATGGGTCTACTCATATGGTATCCAATCATTCCCTGTGTTTTGCTTTGCTCCGCACTCAGACACTACTGAGCTCACTATTTTATTCTGATTAGTGATGGTCATAGGTGAGTTTAATGTCATCCCAAGACGGTGTGATAATTACATTTCCAATTCCGCTGGCCATTCAAAATCTGACCAACCAAACTGACCTATCGCTTCAAGTTCTCGACCGGTCATAAGGAATGTACGGATATGTGTATTATCAGGAGAGCCTAGCGCTAACGCCAGACCGTACTTACCTAATTGAGCCAAACCCTTCTTACGCCCTCCGCGCATCTTGGCCTCAACTAGTACAAGTACTCTGTCACCTCCATCATCGCCACCCATAGAAAACAATCCATCAATCTCTCCAAGAGTCGGATCTCCCATAAAAGGGATATTCAACCCAACGGTTCGAAATCCGTAATTTTCCATTCGGGTACGCAATTCATTCAGTTGATGTTCTTCACTGAGATATGGTGGTTCAGTAGAATCATCAGAATCTAACTCTTCAATGATGTGGGTAACATCATGGGAACCAAACTTCTGTTCAAACACTCTAACCATACGAGCGTAACGCTTAAAAGTCTTAGTATTTGTTCTCAAAAGATTAGCCATATTCCTGCCATTGCGAATGGCTCTTGCATATTGAAATAATTCAGCATCAGTAGGAATATCACTTTCTGACGACTGAACAGACAATATAGGCTCATCTTCCATATCTCTTGGTAGAGAAGACTCATGAAACCGTTCTACAATAGCATTCAAACTCGGAAGTTCTCCTACTAGTGCAGTCAAACCACATCGCTTTGCCACTTCATAAAGTTGCGGCTGGCGTTCATGGAAGACCTCAGGACCATGATAAGCGAACTCAGTATTCGCAGAACGAATAGCTTGAGCTGCAATTTCTGTCCGTGGAACATTCGACTTCATCTGGTTGTGCAAAGACTTACCAATTGATGTGATTTCAAGAGCAGCTGTATAACATCCAAAAGCAGGATTAAAAACAAACGCTCGCTTCAAGAATTCTACATCATCAAGAGTCTCATAGTCATCATCTTCTCCAACAGCAGTCTTATCAGCCTTAGTATACTTGATGCCAACGCTGTTCAATACTGGGACAATAGCACTCATCTTGAAC